CGTAACGGAAACGTCAAAGCCAAGTTGTGAAAAAGAATTAATAGAAAGTCGGGGTAAGTCACTGGACGAATCAGGCGTTACCGCCCTCGCCTGTTCAGCATAAGCAGATTTAATAGCGGAGATTTCATCAACATTCTTTCCAGACTGGAGCCAGAAACCAAGCGCAAGCCCCAGCGCCAAAAAAGAAAGCATTAATATAAGACGGTTCGATTTGCGAAAATAAATTTTCGTGAGGCGCATATAATAATTAAATCCTCTGTGAACAGAAAATTGACCGTGCGTGATAAATGGTGGCAAAAGCGAATAAGCACCATGCGGATAGTTATCAGTAAAAACCTGTTTTGTATTGTAGGCGGAATATAATGATTTTCCGGTGTATATCCATTTATCAACAGTAATTGAATTAACGTTATCACCATATTTGACAATGCCAAAGTGTACCTTTGGTAAAGAAAATCGCGCCCCTGAAACCAAATTCATAATGGAGCCAACAAAAGGAATGTTTAATTTATCTGAACGGCGACAATAAACAACATGCTCAGCAAGCGCCAGACGAGCTTGCTTATCCATTATCGAAATATCCTGAATCAAAAATATAATATCCCAGCCTAATTTTCTGGCATGTAAAAACCAGTCAATAACAGGTTGTCTGTCTTTATCACCCCATGAGCGGGAATTAAACCAAGTACCACATTCATCAAGTACAAGGAGGCCATTACGGGATTCATCGTAAGATGTATTCCCAATACCAATAGCAAGTAAATCATTTAATGAAGGCTTGTCAGGAATGCGAATAACGCGCGTTTTTTCGCATAACGCCCAACCATAGGCATATTATGCAATTTAAGATCAAGATTAGTGGCAACAGGACAACCCTTAGCAAGTCTTTCCTGTATTCTGGAAACACTAACAAGTGTCTTGCCTGAGCCTAATTTGCCTGTTACTACATGAACCGCCATTTAAATCACCCTGTTTGCATAATCAAGAAATTTTTGTTTTAAATCGAAAACAAAAACACTGATACGAGTAACCATAATAACGTTAACACACGCCTGAAAATGGTCAGGCAATACAGACGCCATTAAATGGGAGAAATCAGCAGGTAAACCGTTATACATGACCTCAGCAAGGTACTGCATTAAAAGCGTAACAGTTGTTGTAATTAATGCGACCAATGCAAAGGCGATTAATCCTGTTCTGGTAGCAAGTCGAGCTAAAAAACTCGCCACATAGCCAATAAACAAAGGAACAAGACCAATAAGAAAACGCAACAATGCAGGAATACCTAATAATAAAGGCATCACTCACCCCCTTTGCGAAGCAATGAAGTTAAAGAAGTAAAGACATACCAGAACGTAAGGCAATAAAAAACCCATGAAAGAACATCTTTAATAGTCAGTAATTTATCGCAACCAATATCAATCTGATAAACCTCTCCGGGAAAAATAATAAAATCAGAGCAGCCGTTACCATTGGGTAAATTAGGCAGCATAGCACCTTTATTTAAAAATGCTTCCCATAAAGCACCGTGAGAATCCTTTTCAATTCCCAATTCAGAATCAGCCAAAGTAGAAGCGCCATCTAATTCAGAGTCGCCCTTTCCATAACGAGAATCACCACCTGAAGGGTCAGCAAAACGGCCAGCCCCCCGCGTAAGATTGTTAATGGAATCGTCAAGACGATTTATATTATTCCTAGTTTGTTCATCGGCACTTTTTTTTATCATCTGATGAAGTGTCTTTCTCCGTTAATTTATCATGAATATCGCTGGCTATTTTGGGTGAAGCACCTTCGATAGCAGACTGAATATCACCTTTAGAAAGACTGGAACCACTAAAGCCACCGCCAGAACTACCGCCACCGGACTCACCACCGCCAGAACTACCGCCACCGGACTCACCACCGCCAGACTCACCACCGCCAGACTCACCACCACCATTTTGGGGGGTTGAGGGTTTATCAGAGGGGTCAGCTACAGTACCTGTAGGCTTCCATGTTGCAGCGCAAACAGTACCATCACCCTGACAAACAATGACACCAGTAGCCTCATATTCACAGCCGTTATAGTAGATATAACGACCACCATCATATGAATCAACATTATTAAATACACCTTCTTCTGGCGGCTTCGCTTCACAAATTTCTTCTGGTGTCGGGTCAGTAGGTTTTTCATCAGGAACAGAACGCTGAATATCACCAACAATATAAGCCGTTAAAGACCAATATTTATCCTTCTGCCCTGGTGAATCGCTGTAAGTACAATCACCAGTAAAAACAAGACGGAATTCAGAATCAGGCCAGATACCCTCATAAGTTGGTTTAACCTGAGTAAATACACTCTGAGCACTGGATTTAGCACCCTGACAAGCGGAGGCCTGCATAGCAGCATCAATATAGTAAACCGTTGACTTAGAGCCATCCTGATTGGTTATTTGCTTACTTTCAGCGTAGGCAGAGCTTTGATAAGTGGATTTAGTAATGCTTTCCCATGACTCAGCATGTGAAAAAGGAGAAATGAGGACAGCGGAAAGAATTAATATTTTCCTTTTCATAGTAACCCGCTTTAATAAAGGGGCAACGAGTGCCCCTGAGTGAAATTCAAACCGCTTTTGAAGAGAATTTTTTGAAAATACGAATGGCAAGCCCAGCGCCAACCACAGCCACAACAACAGGCCATACTTTACCAATGAGATCATTTGCCTGAGTCAACAAAGCATCCATTGCCTGACCTGCATAATCAGTACCACCTGTAGCGCCTTCAGCCGCAAAAGAACTTGCAGAAACAAAAAGCGCAGTTGAAGCCAGAGCAACTTTATATTTAACAGTAGACAGAATTTTCATAGGAATAACTCCATTAAGGTTACATTAATCGGTCAGAAAATGATTTAAATGAACCGACCGCATAGAAAAGGGCAAAACCAAAGGTATAAGCCCCGAAGAAATAAACGATATACATTAACGAAAGACCCCCGCAGTAATCGCGCCGAGGCCAAAAGAAATAACGATGCCAGACGCTATCAAAATTTGAATAACATCGTCCATATTTAACCTTTGATCTCTGCGATGCCACCATCGGAAGAAACATTATAAGTTACACCTTCCCTACCCTCCATTGACCACGCACGGACATAGACAGGAATTTGAACTAATTTCCCAATGAAAGCATTCGCCTGGTTCATTAGACCTGCGTTAACGAGAGTCTGAGAAACTCGAATAATAATTTGATCCTGCTTTGTACCACCAAAACCATCAGGTATTTCAAGGCCAATACCAATTTCATTATAATAGCCCTGACCATTAACTTTATTACGTTGGCGGGCTCCCAACATTTTACCCTTAACGAAAAGACCATAATTAGACATATTACTTTCCTTTAATGCCAGCTACTGGCGTGCGAAATACGGTTGTAATCGAAAATAAAACCTTTCTCATAAATCCATAAGGGGATTTCCACTGGCTTGGCTTCCAGCGTTCTTATTAGCGGAACAACGTTATTAGAGTCTGGTGAATCACAATAGAAATTAATATCGATACCGAACGAAAGCAATTCTCTTCTATGGCGATAAAAAGTGTTATGAGGTAACATTTCTTTCATGTTAGCCCCTTGTTTCCAAAGTAAATAAGTTGACTGTATTTTTCTTGGCAGTTTCGTTATTTTTTCATCACTTAAAATAGCATTCTGATTCATTTCTATTCTCCCTACATATTCAGAGAATAATTGACGTGGTGTTTTCATATTCCAGTTAGCGCCAAGCGTTAAATTTAAATCAATAAGCTCAGTTGTTCTTAATGTTAATTCAATACGTAATTTATCTTTCGTCCAGTCCAGTAACCCGGCTCGTACAAAATCTTCGGCTATCTGGTGCCCTTTTTTACCCGAAACGTGTTCATCATATTTTGAATAAAATTTCAGACTCCATCGACGGGAGTTTTTACCTAAATAAACTGTACCGCCTTTCCCACATGCGCGACCATGGCGTGTTTTAGCTTTAAATTCGGCGGCATAAAGCCATGATCTGACATTTTCTAGCGTAGATAATGAATACATGTAATTAATGTCAACACGTGAAATTTTATACTGACCTGCTATAACAGCTTTATAAGACGCTAAATCATGAGGAATATTCAATAAGGATAAAATCCTGGCATAGACCGTCAACATGAGCCCTTGTATATCATCCGACCCAACAACAGAATGCCCCTGCAAAAACTTGGACGGATTACCATCAATGTACAAATGTGTCGCTTTACCTTCGCCATTAGATCCTATCGATCGTACTTTCATCGTTGCTTCATGCGAGCCGCGAACAGTCAGTCGCTTAACGGTTTCCCACTCAATTGCACCGTCAGCATCAACGCTGACAACACTCCCCGCCGGAAGCGGTTTGTGTGTGCAAGGGAAAATCCCGGTAAGCCAATCGATCACGAATAAATCCTCAAAATTGCAAAAATGACGACTTACTAACACATGAGTTCAGTAGTTCATTAGTGTTTTAACATTACATCAGTGAGCTAGTGAGTTCAAGAGGCTTGGATGATATGAGTTCATGAGCATGTATACTCACTTCAAATATTGCATTGAACGAGCGTAAAAAATGGCAAAGCGCACGACTTATAACGTGACGGAAGAAAGAAAAATGAAACTAGAACGACTGGCTATAAATGCCAGTGTAAAACTAGGAAAAACAATTACATGGACAGAGATTTTAGGTTATCTGATTGATAACTACTCTAAAGATGCAGCAGAAGATCTCATGTCTGCCAAACAAAAGGATTAAGTACCACGAATGGTACAAACGTGCAGTATTACCAACACTGCACGTTCTAGTTTTGTGCAAAAACTTAAACAAAAAAGTAAGTCATCGAGATAAACAAAACGAGTCAAAGTATATACTGATGAATACGCCAAAAAAAAGTGAACAAAAACAGAATGATAAGCAACAAGGCTTTGCCCAAGATGGTTTGGACACATCTAAAGCAAAAAGGCTTTTAGAAAAAGCTCAACAATCCACTACTAAACCAACACAAGGAAAGTAATATGTTATCTTTTCAGGTTTTCCTTTTAAAAAAGCATTAGAGGAAGAATTAGATATAATCAAATGGCATCCAACAAATGAACAATTGGAGGAGATGTTCAATGAGATAAAAAAACTCAGTGGCAATGAAAGCATCACTGAAGTTGAAAATATCGTTCATCGAATTTACAAAAAACCGATTACAAGAATGATTTGTAATGGATTGAATACATCGAAAGCAAGTTCGCTATTGGCAAAAATTCAATCCCAGTCAAATAACACTCAACAAAAAAAGAT